CGCGACAGTGATAAGCGCGCTGGGCACCTCGTTGACTGCAAAACGAGTATGAACGCCGGTGACCATGCACTTTCCCTTGAAGACGTCAGATAACACAGCACCGTCCACGGTAACGCGCACGTCACAAGCATCACCTACCGACGATCGGGTCTTTGACGTCCCCTCTCCCGGAGCAGCCAGCGTCGACGGTACCGCGCGTTGGATCCCCTCAAAAAAAGACATTTCATTCCTCTCTCATCGACATAGCGTCTGAGTCATGCCGCACAGGCACATCGCACCGGGGTTCAAATACCTAACTTGTCGCGCAGATTGTTGATCGCCCGTTTAGGCCCCCCACCTGCTAGCTGAATACTTTGGTCCACGGCGGCCGGCTGGACTTTCAACTCGAGCTTCACCGTAGCCCGCATTGGCCGCCCACTGCGGCCAAACAACGTATAATCCACCCCCATCGATGTGCAGTACGCCACGCAATAAGGCTCGCCGAGCCAATCCATACGCCCCCAACTGATGTTTAATAAATGGTCTGCGTACGAACCAGACACGCCCTTAATTGGCAAGCACACTTTCCTAAGTTGAGCCAGTTGACTGGTAACCGAATCGCACACTCCAGGCCGACTGGCATCCAGAATCAGCTCAAGCACGAGGTCGCCGTACTTCATGCCTTTAAAATTTAACGTGTCGGACGTTGCCCCAATTGCACGCTCAACCGCATACTCTGCGCTGGTATGCAATTGCACGCTTTGCGGGTTATACATCGCCCTCACCCGATTGGCCGGCGCGATCTTTTGCTCAATCGTGAGCTTCTCCAACCGGATGCCTAACGCTTCACCTAGCTCTGTGACTCCCGCAAGCCCCATCATTGCAGTCTCTCCCGTCGGTCTTCGAGGATACGCAATACTTGCCGAACGACCTGCTCAACCAAACGTGCTTGGACATGACTATCCAGGCTCAATGTTTGCGGGCGCGGCGACTTCGAACCCGCGCCATGTTCATCGGGCAGCACGCGCGCCTCAATGATCAACTCTCGGATCTCGATAGTCATAATCTGACAGGCACCTGTTTTATCCAGCGATAAGAAAACGTCATCGTCTCAATCAGCACGTTATTACTCGCTGCTTCCAACTTTCCCAAACTCCAGCTCGTGGGCATTGCATCGCGGACGTACCAAAGGCACGCCGGCTGACCAGCACTGTCCATGAGCGCCACCTGAATATCAGCGTAACCATTGAGAAAATAACCAAGCCCACTTTCGAACAGTCCAGACATCACCGTGCTCGGCAACTTTGACAAAATCCCCCGCTCAAGGACGAGCGGCTTATTGGAAACGTGTTGCGGCAAATAGATATCTCCGACGTTTTCACCACCCTGGTGAAACGCCTTGACATCAAGGTCCCTGCCCAGACCCGAAACGCTCTGAAAGCGAACATCCAAAGGACTGTAACCCACCGGGATACGGCTCAAAGATGCAAGTTTGGAGAGTTTGGAACCCGCTTTCGGTGCCATACCCGGCAATTGCGCCTCGAAGTACACATGAAACCGATGGGACAACAACATTTGATCCGGGGCAACACTCATACTCCCTCCTCAAATGTCATGGTGACCTGCTGCAGTCCACTGGTGACAGACTGCCCGTGCGTCACCGTCATATGAACCTCCAAAAATTCCGCCGGCTGCAAAACTGCAATGCCCACTTTGACCCGAATGACCCCAGCATTGACCTCAGCCACCGTCATCGTTTCGCCGAGCCCCACCTCTACCAAAAACGCCTGGGACTCTTCGACCCCCATCAAGCCCCCCTCCTCCCATAACCGACGCAGCCACGCTTCGCAGGATGTGCGCAGACGCAACCAGGTCAGCCGCGTATTGGGCTCAAATACAGCGAACTGGCAGATCGCTCGCAATTGCTGCTCAACCCACGTCGCCGTGCGTCGCACTTGAACGAAGCGACAGTGTGGATGGGTATGGAATGCCAAAGTGCGGCAGCCCCACACCTTCACTACGTGAGCTTGCCCAGGTACACGACGAATCAAATTTAGCGTCATCTCAAAGCCCGTAACTCCGGTAAGTAACTGATCCTCCCGATACGTAACGCCTAACGCGCCTACAACAACTTCATTGGCGGGCGCTTTCCAAATTCCGTGCTCAGCATCTACTCGCGCCATTACACCGCACACCGCTCCACTAGGCCCAGCAAAGTGCTGACCGGGAATCTCCAAATGCGGGCCATATATCGCCATATGTTCCCTCCGCGAGCGCCACGGATTCTCCGCAAGCAACCGCTTCGCGAACGCCTGAGTTACTTTCAAATCAAAGGGGCTATCCACAACAAAAAACCAATCAGCGCGCTCAGCCGTCGCACGTAACACCGCGGTCCAGGCACTTATATAATTTTGTGCCACCTCGTCCGCTGACAGGGGGGTCAACGGTTTTGTGGGCTCAAACCACTCACGCAACAATGGCAGAGTGATTAGGCTCACTCGATCCTCGTGCAATGCGCTGATCCAATGACTAGGCCGCCCTAGCAACTCCACAAGCAGTTGCGCCTGCTGTGCTACCTGACCGGCAGGTACCGACGAACCTAATTTGGATAGAGGTAGCAGCATTACATATCCAAACTCGCCGCCATTGAGAAAGTACAACCTCACAGCGGCCTCCACGCCGAACCACAGCTGACTCTTAGACTGCACGGTATAGTCGTCCCACGACGACACCAATCTCCACACCACCTCATTAACGGGCTTGGAGGCTTCATACCAGCCGACCCACACAGGTACCGCAGCCGGCCACGCCTCGACCTCCCCCCCTTGCTGCTGTGGGGCAATAGTGATACCTGGGAATTTATGCTCATCGTGGCTCTGCTGGTACATCTTGAAACTCCTATGGGTTAGGCGTGCAGATCAACCGGAACAGAAAGTTGACGGTTGCTGGGACAATGAACTCGGGCCACGGGGCCCTTTAATCCCCGCGCCCGCTGAGTTGCACGGCACTAAGCAGCGACAATGTCCTGAGTCAGCTGCAGTACAATAAATTCGGCTGGGCGCACCGCGGCCAAGCCTACACGCACAATCAGACGTCCCTGATTCACGTCATCCGCAGTCATCGTCTCGTTAAGCCCCACATGCACAAAAAAGGATTCCGCAGGCGTTGCGCCCGCCAAAGCCCCTTGTTTCCACAGTCGATTCAAGTATTGGCTTATAGCCAAGCGCACACCGACCCAAGTAGGCTGACTGTTAGGCTCAAACACCACGGCACGTAAAGCGTCTTGAACATCGCGCTCCACCGTACTGAAAAGCCGGCGAACCGGTACGTAGAGCCAGTTTAGGTCGGTCGCCTCAGTCATAGTGCGAGCCCCCCATACCATATGGCCACGCCCGGTGAATGCGCGCACGGCGTTAACTCGTGCTTTAACGATCTTGTCGTTATATGCGTCGTCAATGCGGATGCTGTTCACTACCTCTTTACTGGACTTAACACCTACAGCTACCAATCCTGCCACACCGCTCAACTCAACGTTCGCGGGAGCTTTCCAAACGCCGCGCTCACGGTCCACACGTGCATAAACGCCGGCCATAGCGACGCTGGCACGTAAGATAACCGGAGTATTGGCAAGCGCTACAACCTTATAAAGAAGTATCTGGGCGGCAGTAAACCTTTCAAACAAGTCACTATATTCTGTGACTATTTTCAAAAGCGCAGGAGCACTCATTATATCTGGGTATGTTTGTTCCGTAAGTTCACTGGCGACCACCCGCTCGCCATTAATCACCTGGGTTTTAATATTCGCCAATCGGGAAAGCCAGTTCACTGCGCCGCGTTTCGCAATTGCAGCGTCGGCAGCCGATATCACGTCTACGCCCTTGCTATTCATACTACTGCGTAACTTGTCGCAAGCTGTGCGCAATTCCGCAATATTGCTGGGTTGTGGATCGAGGCCAATGCCAGCGATGCCCCTGACGGAGACATTGTTAATATCCGCCACATACCGGTATGTCGTGAGTAATGCCGGAAAATAAGCAGCGGCGTGTTGCTTATTCACAACTTCAGGAGCGCTGATAGCGTCGTCATTAAGTAATCCGTCAGTCAGCAAGAACCGACTTTGCATACCGCCTGGCGAGCTGCTGCCTACCAATTTATCCAGAGCGCTAACGACTTTTTGGTCATCCGCCGCGTTACGATGTTCACACCAGCACAACAAGGTGATATCCGGGCACAACTCGATTGCCGGACCAATAGCGTCAACATGAGCCGCATTGAATTCATTAATTGGCAGCACATAACAAGCGCCGCCCCCATTCTCGAAAAACAATCGGACACTGGCGGCACCAATCTGAGCTCCAACGAATGCCAGCTCATTGTTTGAGTTTTTTACGTCGATAGCGAATGTATGAGATGCGTCTGATTTGAACAGCTGAGTAAAACTCAGCCAACTATCAATTCGCACGCACTGCACAGCCGGTGAAGTATCGGGGTTTTTTGCATCATCAAAATGCCCCACAAACACCGGCACTGCCGTAGGACTACTCTGGATACCCAGCGACAGCGCATTCAATTCCTCAACATACACTCCGGGCGATCTGTAATCATTCATATTAGAATCTCTTGTTTGACTGCTTAGACTTGACCGACACCCACCCATCCTGAGTAGGCGCTAGGTATATGATCGCGTGTTGAGCCGCTCCCCCCCTGACTTATCCCGGCGCCACGTCCTGTGTCAGTTGCAATATAATGAATTCAGCTGGCCGCACCGCCGCCATGCCGACCTTCACAATCATCTTCCCAGCCTTCACATCCTCCTCTGTCATCGTCGTACCTTTGCCAATCTGCACGAAGTACGCCTGCTGCGGCGTATCGCCCATTAATGCGCCCTGCTTCCAGAGTCGTTGCAGATAACTGGTGACCGCCCCACGTACCTGTTCCCAGGTCGGCTGGCTGTTCGGCTCGAACAGCGCAGCGCTCATCGCAATACGGATATCGCGCTCGGCCGCGCAAAACAATCGACGTACGGGCACGTACCGCCATGTGTCTTGATCGGAATGCAACGTGCGGGCTCCCCAGACCATCGTTCCAGTACTACGGAATTTGCGAATAACATTAATGGCGTGACCTCCCGATGGCGCGTTAAGCACAGCATCAACTGCATCAGGAACCGGGAACTTTGGACGCAGCCCGCCGCGCACCTCCACGTTCGCCGGAGCCTTCCACACCCCACGTTCGTTATCTACGGAACAGTAGACTCCCGCCATCACAGCACTGGGCGGTACATCGACCAGATCGTTTTTTGCGTCTGCGGTACTGCCCGGCACCGACGCCTGCAGCCACGGATAATAAGCCGCAGCAAATGAGTTGCTGAGATAGTTGTCTTGAGCGGTTGATGCAGTCGTCGAGGTCAACGCGCTTTCGTTCGGTCCGTCATATAAGGCGAAGTAAGTCTGCCCCGGCTCGCATAATTTCCCGACCGCGGTTGCAAAGCCGGCATGATCAGCGCCCGCCTGCACGATCAGCGTTGCATCGTCCAGTGTCGGCACCTGATCGATGAGCTGGGCAACAGGCACGAGATAGCAACGACCTCCGCCGTTATCGAAATAGCCCTTGAGCGCCAGGTAAACGGGACTGCGGTTCAGCTCATACTCCTGCGCCCTAGCGTCGCTAGGAGGAAGCACTGCCACCAGCTTGGTCTGCACATCCAGCCAGTTATCGAGCGCGACGATCTTGGTGGCGTCCAAATTCAACGTGTCAGAACCACCGACCTTCCCAATCTTGACATTGTTGGAATCTAACGCAAACACCGGAACTGATGTCGCTCCCGCCGGAATCGATAATGACAACTTAAACGGCTCTTCAACGTACACGCCCGGCACTGTATAATTGGCCATGGTCATCTCCTTACCCTAAGTTAGGCTACTGCTCGCATCCCGATATCGCATGCACCATCATCAGGACGCGTAGTGCACCTGAACCCCATCACCCACCAAGGTAATTTCCTCAAACGCAACTTCGTTACCAGCTGCTTCCAGGCTCGGCCCCGTAAGTTTGGTAGGAAATGCATTCTCCAAAGTCCAGGTCAATTTGACGTTATCCTTGGCATCCAGCAGAGAAATTTCCACGTCCTGCTTGTCGTACTGACCCAAGACCACACTGCTCATCCATTCATACAACTCACCCTGCTTAGGCACGATGCCACGCTTGAGCGTCACGGTCGGGAAACCCGACTGGCCCGGCTGCTGATAACGCCCACCCAAGCCGTCCTGGTACTTAACGACCTCTACACCCTCTTCGAGCCCTGAGACACTGCTAAAGCGCCCCTCCAATTTTCCCTTTCCCAACTTCACCTTGAAGCGATGGGAAACAAGAGGATAAATCTCTGCAATAGTGGCTTGCTTTTCCGCTGACATATATTGGCCTCATGATTTTAGGGCAACGCGCGCACTGCCTGTTCGCCTGCCTGTCCGCCTAAGTTTGCCGGCAACAAGCCGACGAACACCTTCACACCACGTAACGATCCATCAGTCACACACGCATAACACTACCTCACGTGCACACTTAATAACGCTGCAACAAACTGCCTAGCAGAATTGTAATTTCGCATATTGCTGAAAATATCTCGTCCCCCAGAGCCAACGACACAGCCAAAGATTGGCGCTTAATTATTAGGTAGGTGGCTTAAAATGAAACACGACGCTACGTCCATCGATAGCCCCCGGCAGCAATATAAAGTTGATATCATTGATTCTTCGGCCGGGATTAACATCTGAAAACGCAAGATAATAGCCACCAAACCCCACGAAGAGTTGTTTTGCCACCGCCGCTGTATTGTCATTAAACACAACAATACAACCGCCTGCATCTATACTTGACCTTGGGGCCGCCGGCGCCTCACCCAATACACGCACCGCCAGAAATACACCATTAGCACCGTCGGCGGGATAGAATACACGCC